GTTTAAATTTTAATATATATTCTTCTATTTCTTTATGACTTTTTTTTTCAATTTTCATTTTATCTACAACGCCCATATGCACTTCTAACAAATATTTATTTTTTCTAGCTAAATATTGTGAACTAACACGACCTTTTGTTGGATCTATATTTTCTCCATTTAACATCGCTATTTCATCTATTAACGCTAAACCAACAAGTTTTCTTGTTTCATATACACTTCCCGGTACATTAACTTTTTCATAATCATCTATTATTTCTCGTTTTGTTATATTTAAATGATCTGTTAATGTATTTTCTAATCCTATACGTTGTTGCTTTATAGAATGTTGAGTCATTTTATTTTGCGAATCTTTTATTGATACACCTGCTCTGGTTTCAAACATATATTTAACTTGACCGTTACTAGCTCTATTAGAATATTTTTCTAATAAATTTTGTAAATTATCATTTCTGTATACATCTAATTGATTTTTTGTTTCTGTTTTGTCTTCTGTTGTTATATATCCAACTGCGTCTAACCCTTTAAATTGTAAATATTCATTGTGATTGTTTTCTAATTCAGAATAAAATTCGTTATATAATTTTTTTGATTCTGCATCATTTAATTCGTCATCTAATTTATTTATTACCTCTCCAAGCTTTTGCATTGCTCTGCCTTGCCTTTTTATATCATCAGAGACAACATCTTTTATTGGATTTACAGAAGTAGCACTAAATTGTACTTCAGACCCTGTTTGTAATTGTTGTGTGAGATTTTGCTGTAAAGGAACTTTTGCCATTATTATCCTTTTTTGGTAAAAATATTTGCAGGTAAACTGTTAATAAGACTACTTGCGCCTGTCAATAAACTACTACTCATATTCATAAATGGATCTATAGAAGAAGCAGTAGCAAACATATTTCTTTCGCTTACTCCTAGCATATTTGCTTGTATTCCTAAACCTACACCTTCTAAACGTTTATTTTCTATTGCTCTAACTTTGTTAGAATTCATTGTCAATTTATCTATAGTTGCTAATATTTCAGAACTTACAAAGGCATCTCTTGTACTGCCTACACCTAGTTGTATTCCTCTTGCAGCAAATGATGTTTTTGCTTTTGATTTTGCAGCACCTTGTGCAAGACTTAATATTTGTAATTGTTGATTAAAAACTTTTGATAAATATCGTGCCTGTGCGTTTTTTTGACGCAAATTAAATAAATTCATATCTTTTTTATGCTGCAAACTTAAAGCTAAACTTTTTGTTTTATATATTTCATTATCTGTCGCATAAAAAGCACCTAGACCACCACTTAACGCACCAAAACCTTGTGTTACAACGCCAAATTGTCCTATAGGTGATAAACTATTGTATGCTTCTTTTATTCTTACCATTGTTGTACTTACCTCAACGTACTTTTATTTTTTAGTATATCTATATAATATCTGTTTACGGTTACACTATCCACCTATAACAGCTTCTAATGTTAAACCTACAACTGTTAAAGGTAATGGGTCAGTTTGACGTACAAAAAGTTGTCCATTATCTTGCCATTGTGGCGTAAGCATTATTTTTATATCTTGTGTTTTTAAATTAGGTGGTGTTCCGTATGGTTCTATTGTACGTTGTTTTGCTTCTATTAATTTATCTGCATTAGGACCTGCAAAAATACCAGAAGATTCTAATACTCGTAACCATACATGATTTAAATTTTTTACCCTGCCTTGACCAAAAGCTTCTATTTGCAATGCCATAGGTAAAGTATTTAAATCACTTTTATAAGGTAATCCTAAGTGCACAACACTAGCTGCACGTTCTAAAGTTATTTGACCATTATTAACTGTTCTCTGTGGGTTAACAGCACCGTCAGCTAAAATATTTAATGTCTTACCTTCTAAATGATTTAGTTGTGATATTACATTTCTAGCGACTTCATATGTAGTTATTGGTGTGTCTTGTAAAGTTGAAGGTAAATCTTTGTCTAATTTTGCAGTTGCAACTTGTTGGCTAGATGTGGCAAGAATAGTAAGACGATACAAATTACTGCCATCAACTATTACTATTGCATCGTTTTTATCATCGACACTAGGTGGTGCATTGAATAAATTATAATTAACAGTTACGGTAACAGTTTCTCCTTTTTCATAATCTGTACCACCAGATATAGTAACTGTATTATTTGTATTTGTATTTATTCCATTGTATGTTGCACCACAATCAACAAAAAAACTATCACGTTGTGTAGCAAATAATCTTGTACCCATACGTTCTACATAGCGTTTACTAACACCATTAATAGTTCTTTTTATAACACAATAAGTGACATCGTCATCTCCCTCTGATACGCAAGCAACACTTTCAAATAAACCATCTGTATCGTGTTGATGCCAAGCTCCTATTTGTTGTTCTGGTACATATGTCAAACCTAATAATTTACCATTACTGCTTACCATCCATACAATAGGAATAGGTGCTTTAGCTAAAGACATATCTGCAATTGTAAGATTATCAAATAAATGCGGAGCACGAAGAGATAAATCACCTGTTATAAATCCATTAGCTTGCCAGTTATATCCTAATTCTCTTACATGACCACCACGAGCAGCACCATATACCAAACTATTATTAACTATTACTGGTTGCGAATTATTGGCACCTACATATGATTGAGGTTTTACTGATATAGATGTTGGTGTTATAGCGTCACTATTAACAGAAGTTACCCGCCATTCTGCTGATGCTGTAAGTAACAATAATTGAGTTAAAGGTACAATATGTCTAATGCTATTTGCTTCGCGAGCAGCAACTTTAAATTTTATACGGTCATCATCTCTTATTGGTATTCCAAAAGACATATTACTTTCTGTGCCTGATTTAGTCATTAAAATTGTTTGCGGATCGTTTGTTGTACCAGCAAATACTCTACGTTGTTCAAAATAAGATACAGCACTAGGAAAATTACCTGACCCACTAAATTCATTTTCATACACTGGTGGAGTTTTAGAAAAATCTGGACTAATATTATTGTCTACAATGTGATGAACAAATTTAATGTTACATGATACGGCTGTGTTAGCTCCTACGTTACTTGCCATTAAATATTTAAAAGTATCATCATCAAGTTTTGTAATAATAAATTTACCATTAACTAAAGTTCCACCACCAGTTTCAGTTACTTGTACGGCATCACCAGTTTCAAATCCGTGTTGATTTAATGTAATTGTACATCTAAGTATTGAATCGTCAGCAGGTGGGGTAGAAGGAGGAGCTATAGTTGTGTAAGTTGCAGCTCGTTCTGTAGTGCTTTTTTGTTCTACTTCACCAATAAATCCAAAAATACCAGCCTGTTCTTTGTAAACTCTGTATCTAGCAGCACTAGTAACTTCATTCCAAAAAATGGTGTTTTTAGCACCAGTAACAAAAATATTATTTTCTACAGAGGCTTTATTAGATTGTTCACTTTCATCTATTAAATTAGTTGCTATAGCTGTTACAACATATCTGTGTATTTCAAAAGTATCAGCATCAACAGTGCTGGTTGGTGGAAAATAGCTTATTACTTCTGTACCTGTAGGCGAAGCTAATGGACTATTAAAATTTATTTCTTTTAATTCCCATTGAGTAGCTCCTAATCTTCTTAATTCTTTTGGTGAGTAATTAGGGTGCACTAATGTTAAAACGTCAGCAGATTGCACAAAATGTATATCAAATAAATCTGCTTCCAAATACGGTGATGGTATTTCATATATCATGTCAGCAGGTTCTGTACCTGTAGGTAATGGATACCAATAAGCTGTGTTTGGTGGTGTTTGATTTGTATGAGCAACTGTACAATAATAATTAACACCAGCTTCCAAAGCTATATCACCAACAACATAATTAGTACTACTATTCCATGCTGTTCCATCGCTATATAATAATGTTTGTCCTTGTGTATGAAATCTAAAATATTGGTTACCAAGTTCTATAATCATTGTTTGCGAGGTACTAAAAGTAAAAGGCAATAACCTCGTAGATTTTGTACTATCTTTTACTTCTCTTACAAAAGCAAAACCCGGTCTGTTTTGTGCTGGTCCTTGCGGTTTTGCTACAAAATTTCGCATTACGGCTGCACCTTGTTGAAATTTTGTGTCACTTATACGACCAAACATTTCTGGTGATATCTCTCCTCCTGAAAATGCTTGCTTAAATGTGCGTGTAACTGGCATTTATTATCTCCCTGATGTCCAAGGTACTATATGTTCTACAGTAATATCTCTTTGTAAATTATCTGATTGCCTTGCTTGTGTTAAATAAGTAGACATTAATTGTATGCAACGTTTTGCTTCTGCTGCTCCTTGATCTCCTTTAATTATAGGACCAGCCAACATAGAAGCTAGATTCCAAGATAAAGTTAATACAAATAAAGGTGAAAATAAAGATGGATCAGTTATAAACGCTTGATATCTAAGCATTGCATTTTCTTGATTTGTATATATTAATGATCCTTCTATGGCAAACTGTTGTGGTGTATATTGACCAGCTACAATAGTAGGTGCAAAATTAGCAGTCAAATTACCGGGAGTATCACCCGCCGACATCCTTGTAGCGTAATCATTTTCTGAACTAGGTGACAATACTGCAACAGCCGACATCATGTCAGCAGGAGCTTCATATGCATAATCCCACTGTTTTATTGTATTTGTAGTAAGTGGTAAATTAATTCGTTTAGATGCAAAATTCCATGTATGCATTTCTAGTAAAGTATTTCTAGCTATTGGATAAAAACGTGCAGCTTTTTCTGCTTGTGCCGATCCTTCTGGTGGTTTTATCGAAGCTATTGTTGCATCATCACCCAAATGAGCTAGGGCAAGGTTGCAAATATCTACTTCTGTTGCCATAACATCTCCTAATAAAAAGG